GCGTTTGTTGTAGAGAAAAGCGAAGGCGTCTGGGCGTTCCGCCCCGACGTTGCCGATATTTTGGAGAAATCCGAGAATTGGCTTCACGATCGCCGCTCCCTCGAAGGCAACAAGCTCTCTGATCACTATGTTTTTTACGCGATGACCAAGGATGAAGTTTTAAAGCTTGAAAAAGTGTTGCCCGGTTTGCAATATAAACCCCGCAGTAAGGCTATTGCTGAACTCTTGGCCCAGGGTATTTGCCTCGATCGAATTAAAGAGGCTTGTACCTACCCTGATACCCCGCTGGACAAGTGGCCCCCACTTGGCACGCGACTCGTTTCCGCTTCAACAATGGAGACAAGTTATTCTATGCGTGCCGTTTGGGGTAACGTGTTTGGCTTCCTGCGACGTTCGCGCAACCACCGGTACAACCCCATTGGGGCTGGTTTCAGTCCTTTTAGTGGTGATGCCGACTGTTGGGCGAAATGGATTCAACGATTGTCGTGTGGTGAGGCTAGAACTTTGTGCCTCGACCAACGACGTTTTGACAAGAAAGTCGTTCTGTGGACTCTCCGCCGGATTTTGCTCACCTTGCGTGATGCTGCCGGCGATGATGACGCGGAGTGGCGCGAGAAAGCATACGTCAGTGCCCACCAACTTGAGAGAGCTTTTCTCGTTTTGGGAGATGGTGTTTACCGCTCCCTTAATGGTCTCTTCTCAGGTGCTTGTGGCACCGAGGTCTTGGGCGCCATGTTATTTAAGGTGCTCTTGACCTCGTTTCTCGCAGAAAAGAACCCGAATCTCAGTCCTAAGCAGATTGAAGACTTGATCTTCTGCAAGGGTGTGGGCGATGATGCGCTCATAACCATTGCGATTTGCCTCTACTGTCCTCTTGAAGAGCTTGAACCATGGATGGCGTCGATGGGCTTTACGCTCACTGACGCCGACAAAGGTTCAGCCATCCGGTGGAGGTACATTTCAGAAGTGAAGTTCTGCTCTCGGACGTTCAAACATACTCATGGCCGTTGGGTTCTCGCTCTTGACGAGTCGTCAATTCTTGCGCCCTTTTCATGGCGCAAGTCGACCGTTTCGAACGATGTTGCTTTTCAACTCGCCTACGACCAAGCTTGCTACGAGATGGCGTTGCACGGGCTCAAAGCCTTTGAAGATTTCGGGAAAATGATCGCCGATGTCGCCAAACAATGCGACTACGACGTTGAATACCATTCCTTTGATCAAATCATGGGTGAAATAAACCGTGCACGCGACACGTGCTCACAGGAGACTACTGTTCCACGCTGCTATTATTATCCGGAGCGTCGTTCTGATGGACGCCCGGAAGCACGTGGTTTTGGCCTTGCTGAGTCCGCAGATGAACTCTTAATTGACATGGATTCGGCGTACAAGACCCAGGCCGTTTACGCGTCTTGGAAGTACGCAGAAGATCTGCGCCTCGGCATGGAGCCGAACCACGCGTGGTGCAAGTATATGTTGACATTACACGCCGTGCCTGGTGCTTCTGAGCACGGTGTAGTTAATGTCCCTGCTGATTGCGCGAAAAGACTTGCGTGGCTTGCCTACAAGTTGGACCTTGAACGTGGCGTTGAGCCAAAGCTCGCTTGGGAGAAATACCTGACCGAACTGGGCCCATTGCCTGCCTCGGCGGAATCTGCTGTTGATGCCGAGGCTGCGAAAACCAGTGGTGGTTCGTCTGCACTCCCCGCCTCCAAGAATAGTTCACATCCCGTTGCCGGCATGGTTAATTCTGTGTTCGACACTCTTGGTGATGTGGCTGGCCTTGTTGAGAAAGGGTTGAGCTTTGCATCCATCTTTGGTTTGTGCAGGACTCGTGCCGATAATGGAATGCTTCGCATTTGCCAATTTCCACTTGGTAACACGAACAATGCCTATGGCAACAGTTCTGCTCAATCGCTCAGTCTCGACAACAACTCATCCGTCGACCCTGGTTCCGCTGTCACTGGTGGTGATGAAACTCAGTATACCAATGCTGTTATCGCCGCCCGTGAGAGAATTCAATTCATTGGCGACTGGCTTGCCGGTGATTCTGCGCCTCAAGGCACCAGCCTTGCGCGCATTCCAGTCACCCCTTGCTATGTCGCCGCCACCTATGTGGACCCGTATGATACTCTTTATCTCAGTCCTCTTAACAAGTTGACACAGATTTACAACCTCTGGCGAGGTCGTATGTGTTACCGTATTATTATTGTTAAGCCTGCTTCTGGACTGGTTACGGGCCGCTTCGTGGTCACCTTCAATACCCTCGACGATTCTGCGGTGAACGAGATGGGCATGCAATATCTTGAATCTCAGGTTATGGACCTTTCTGCTGGGAACGAGTTTGACTTTTGTGTCGACTTCAATTACCAGCGTCCTTTCGCTGAGTGTGGTCCCCTCGTTACCACTGATCGCTATATCAAACGTTGTCACATTGGCATGTTGGACTTTGTTGTCCTCAACTCTCTTGCTGGCGGCACTGATTGCAAAATCATCGTCAAGATGTGGATGGAAGATGCAGAATTTCAACTGCTGAATTCAGACCGCATTTCGATCTATCGTCCCTCTCAGCCGAGCTTGTTGGCCGGTACAGAAGTCGTCAAAATTGACGAGCCCTCCAACACTCAAGTTCTTGAGCTTCAGCAAATGCTCAAGAACGCTCAGAAGGAAGAGGATCGAAGCAGGATTGTTGCTGCCATTGACGCGATCATGTCGCGGGTTCCTGGTGTTGCCCAATCGTCCGTTGATGGTGGCACAGTGAAAATCGAGTCGCCTCAAGCGGATACTCAGATGAGCACAACGGTTGGTTCGTCGATTCCGAGGTCTTTGCAAATGCTAACGGCGCCTAACGTTGCAGGTTTGAACATTCAAGCCTTGGAACGCCCGGTTCCAGTGTATAGCACGAACCTCCTCACGACAACTCCACCCGGTGTGCTCGCTGTGTTGAGCCTCCCAACTGATTGGCTTAGCGTTGCTGTGGCAGCGGCCAACCGTCTTTCGTTCTTTCGATACGTTCGCATTGAGAGTTTTGAACTTACCCTCATGCTGAACGGTACTATTCAACAGGGATGTTATGTCGGTCTGGCCTTTGCCCCGCTTTCGCAGGTCATTGGTCCCTCGACGACGAACGAGAACATTTATTCTTTGAGTGGCTTCCCCGGTGCTTTTGTCAGCGCTGTGGGCACACAAGCCAAACTCACTGTTCCGTTCATCAACGTCAATGGTCAGATTGCCCTCTCTGGTGATTCTGGCGATGAGTTCGGCAGGGTTCTGGTAGTTAATTACGTGAACAAGGTCCTTATGCCTGGTGTTGCTGACTCGCTCGAGCTTACTGTTCTTGCTCGCGCTGTTGGCGTTCAACCTATTGGACCCACAATACTCGAACCCGCTGGTACTACTCTTCGCCAAGCGACCAATGAGTTTCGTGATCGCCGCGCAGGTGCAATTGTTCGTCGTGGTCGTCAATATCCAGACCCCCGTGGTCCTGCAACGGCACAATCAGCCAATGCTGGATCGGGCGGAGGCCTGATGGAAGTTGAAGTTCCGACCGTGCAAGATGCCCCCTCGGCTCCCGCTATCATTTCGGGAACTGCAGGTGAAGGTGCAAGCCGCATGATTGTGGGTGAGCAGTGTGATTTGAAAAACGCACTTTCTCGTCCTTGTTTCTTTCTTGTGGCCCAATCCAGGTATACCGTTGGGACTCTGGGTGTCATTGGTGTTGCACGAAGCCGTCTGGAGATTCAGACGGGATTGCGCCATTACAGTGGCATCCACCCCGACTTGATTTCTTGGGTTGCTGAGATGTTCCGTTGTTTCCGTGGAGACATTGAATATTCGATCTATATTCCTCAGGTCGATAACATGCCCAACGGTGTCTTTACGACGGCCTCATTGCACTACCGTGGCAACACAGCTGAATACACCACAGATCTTGCATGGCAGCTTCCCGAGTATCTGGCACCGACGACAGCTCTTGAGTCGTTGCGGAAGAGTTCGTGGAATGGCTTGGTCTTGACCGAGTTTGGTAATCATGCGTCGCTCCAGGTGTCGGTACCGCATGCCCAGCCAGGCTACGTGTATCCGGTTCCCCTGTTGTATGATGGTGAAGGTGCTGGGACGCAGTGGCCAATGGTTGCTGCGCAGCCAGTCCTCACCATCGATCAGTTTGAATGCCGCTCGGCTGGGACATCCTCCGCGGATTTTCAGCCACGCTCTGCACCAACAGTGTTCTTTTCCCGTAATCTTGGTGATGGTGCCCGTTTTGGGTATCTTGTCAATCCGGGGACGGTTTACTGTGATGTCAACGATCGCCTTGCGCAAATCCTTGCGTACGAAGCTCCGTTCTTTGCCTCTGACGTCTAAGGGGCACGCTTAGCCAACCGTTATTGGCTGTTCTTTGGCGTTGAACTATAACGCCTAATGTTCTGTTTTGGATGCT